ACAACCAAAAGTCGAGCAAAAAGAACGAGTTATTGACCAAGCAATCGAAGCAAAGAAGTGGTCAGACCGCTTTGAGGTTGCTAAAACCTATCAACTACCTCTGTTCCAGAAGTGGTCTAAGTGGTATGACGATATGTATGCTCACGTTACAAACCCTGCGATGGCTCCGTGGCGTTCTAAGGTCTACATGCCTATTATTGCTTCCAAAGTATGGGACTTGATTTCCCGTTTCATCCAATATCGCCCAGGCTGGGACGTATCTGTCCGTACACTCCCCGTAAATACACTGGATAAAGAGGCATTTGACCTCTACATGGACGAAATGAACGCCAAAACCGAGAAAGTTCGCATGAAACTGGCGTATGATTACGATTGTCCCCTAATGGAAGAGCCAATCCAGGATGAGTTGCTAGGAGTTATGCTTGACGCAGCCGTTACTGGTCAAGGTGTTGGACGAGCCCCCTATCTCAACAAGACAACTGACTACAAGCAGTATGTTACTGGTGAGTCTGGCATGGATTACTCGAAAGTGAAGAATGACTCCGCTACCGAAGGGTATAACGCTTTCACTGGGGTGAATATCTTTAACTTCTTCCTCAAGCCAGGGGCTAAGGGGTTGCAGAAGTCTCCGTGGGTTATTATTGCTGACCAAGTTCCTGTCTACGAGCTGGAGCGAGACCCAAAGATTGATAAAGCAGCCCTCAAAACCCTAAAAGTCGGTGCCATTACGAATGAGTTTGCTCAATATGAGGCATCTCGTAACCGACTTATTACCGTGCAAGACTCGAGCTCACTCGATACAACCGTCCAAATGGCTCAGACTTACGAGTGCTGGGACAAAGAGTTTAATGAGTTAGTTATTTATGGCGTCGGTGGCACGGGCTGGGTGGAACTCTATCGTGGCGAGAATGTTTACTGGCACAAGAAGTACCCACTCGTTCCTTTCTATATACGTCGCAAGCCATATCAGTTCTGGGGTGAGTCTATCTTCGAGAACTCCGAGACCCTGCAAGCTGCTATTAACGACATCTTTAACCACTACATGGACTCGCACAACATGGCTGACGGTATGATTGCCATCGAAGAAGGCTCAGTGGTTGAACCGTATGTCATCGAACCAGGTGGAGAAATCCGCTATAGGGGTGAGTTACCGAAGCAATTTAAGTTCCCATCACCTGACGCCTCAAATGTCCAGACAGCTATGAACCTGATTAATGGCTCGATTGAAAACGCTACAATATCTCAGTATGCCTCTGGGGTGCCAAACTCAGCTAACGACCAGACGCAAGGTACCGCTACTGGTGTGACCCGTATGATGGAGGCAGCTGCCGAAAAGGTTGGCTTCATGCGGTCTAACTTCCGACGCTCATGGAGAGAAGTCGGTCAGATGTGGCTCTCTAATACGCAACAGTTTATGCGTAGCGATGTCGTATATGAGACGACCAAAAATGGTGAGAAGAAAACTGAGATTATCCGTCCCGAAGACCTTATGGGTATCTTTGGCGTAAAAGTCGATGATGGTTCATTTGAGCCAATCTCTAAAGACCAGAAGCGTCAGGACTACCTAGCTTACGTTGGTGCTCTCCAGCAATGGCAGACAAGCTCAGTTGAGCAAGCTGACAGGACACAAGACCCAACAGACGCCCTAAGATTAGACTGGAACGAGATTGTCATGCGTGGCTCTGAGCACTTTGCCGAGAACGCTTCTCACTTCCTTCTGCCTCCAGCAGCACCCCCAGCAGCACCCCCAGAGGCTCCACAGCCAGAACAGCCTGGCGAGCTTACAGAACCACTCCCAGCTGAAGTAGCGATGTCAGAAGCCCCCGTTGACCCGCTATCCGTCCAACCAGACGGCAAGTCAATGCCCGATACGTTTCCTATTAGGAATGTTAATGCCCTAAGCCCAATGCTATAATGGAGTCATAATGAGTGATTACACCGATACACTGGAACGAAAACTAGCTTCAGCCCGCAAACGTGTCCGACAGGGAGCTGAAGTAAAACAGCTCAAAGCCAATGCCCCATCTCTATTCGAGATTATTGATGGCGAGATTTCACTGATAGTTAATAAAGCCTTTGGCGGGACTCCATTGACCCACGAAGAGTATTTGGATTATCATGGGCAGCACAAAGGTATCATGCGGATACGAGCCTTGATTGACTCGAAGGAAGCCGAAGAAGTCGCAGCCTCACAAGAGGTAGAAGCTATCGAAGGACAACTTAACCAATTCAAAAATGACCAAGCAGCCTAAAGACGAAACCCCAAAATCACAGTCACGAGTAGACAAGACTCACGGTGGAGAAGCCGTTGAGTCGATTGCTCCTGAAGACCTCGAGTCGTTTAATGATGCTAACTGTATTCATAAGACACTCGTCCGTGACCCCAGTGAGACTGAGTTTAATGCCTTTATGTGTGCCAACCCAGCGTGTAATATAATTGTGATGTATGATAAATTGTAGGTAAGTTAAATAAATGAAAAGGAAAATACAATGGAACCAACAGCAAACGATATAGCAGCGGTGCAAGCAACCCTGCCAACAGCTCCGCCAGTACCCGCAGAGCCAACCCCACAACAGCCACCTGCTGCCGAGCCAACACCTCAGCCAGTGGCAACAACACCACCAGCCCCAACTGAACCGAGCGACCCTTTCGCTACGATGTTTGGTACCGAGCAAGCTGCACCTGTGGCAGCCCCACCTGCCGAGCCGACTGAACCGTTGCCGAATCCGCAGCCAGGGATGCCTACGGAACCAACACCTCAGCCGACCCCTGCACCAGAGACATATCAGACGTATGATGAATATATGGAGTCTGTATTATCTGGAGTACCACAAGCCCCAGATGCCCCAGACCCAGACAAGATTAACCCAGACAATCCCGAAGAGATACGAGGGTTCTTCGATAGCCTTATGAGCACTGCTGAAAAGCGTATCGAAGCTAAAATCGAACGCAAGAACGCTATTCAGAATGCCGAACGCAAACAATGGGACGCAGCCTTTGCAGCTTATCCAACCCTTCGCTCTAACCAGAAGGTTCGTGATATGGTTCACAATATCCGTATGGGCTACTTCCAGAGGGGTAAAGCAATCACTCCAACTCAGGCAGCTAAAGAACTGGTTGACTCACTCAGCTCATCTTATAAGCAGGGTATTACAGATAACCAAGTCGTAACGACAATCCAGTCAGTCCAGCCACAGGGCGGGACATCTACACCTATCCCAACCACTTTAGACAGAGACTCAGTTATGAATGCTGTCCAGGATGGCGGTGAAGAAGCCCTGATGCAGATACTCGATGCTGAGGTAAAAGCTGGAAGATTGTAGTATTGCATTGAAATAATAGTGTATGATAGAGTTACTGTATAAGCAGTAATGTCTGCGATATAAAACAAACAAGGAGAAAAAAATGGCACAATCATTAACTTACAATAACGCTTCCCTTCGTGAAAGCCTGTTGGACATCATCACTAACTTAAGCCCAACTGAGAACCAGTTGTCTACTGGACTTGCTAAAAGCAAATCTACGAGCTCTGTACACTCATGGTTGGTTGACAGCTATGACGCTGTAACTACCACCTCAGCTGACAAAATCACTGTTGAAGGTGCTGACTTCGGTGCAGGTGACGTAGTAAACCCAACTCGCAAGACGAACTACACTCAGATTATCCGTCAGGACTGGAAAGTATCTGGAACTGAACAGGCTACTACCCACGCTGGTATGCAGTCTCCAAAGGCTTACCACATGGCTAAGTCAATGGTTCACTGGAAGGACAAGCTGGAATGGAGCATTGTCAACGGTGTTGCAGCTGCTGGTAACGCATCTACAGCTCGTGAAATGGGCGGTATCTTCGACCAAATCACAACCAACAAAATCGCCAACGCTGCTACCGACCTAACCGAAACACTCTTTGTAGACTACATGGGTGACGTTTGGGAAACTTCTAGCAAGGGTGTTGATGCAGCTTACGTTGCAGCAGACGGCAAGCGACTCATCTCTGGTTTCACAGCTGGTTCAACCAAGAACGTAGAAAGCAAGGACAAGCGACTTGTCTCAGCAGTTGACGTTTACGAATCAGACTTCGGTATCGTTAAGCTCTTCCTACACCGTTTCGTGAACGACGTTCTCGCAGCTGGTGGTACTGGAAACTTGCTGATGCTTTGTGAGAGCACATGGGCAATCGCCAGCCTCCGTGAGCCAAACAACTTCGACGCTCCAAAGGGCGGTGACTACGAGAAGGGTGCAATCATCGGTGAATGTACTCTCGAGGGTCGCTACGAAGAGGCTAACTTCGCTGGTAAGGGATTTACCAACTTAGGCTAGGACTGACCGCTTAGAAGATTAAGCTCTCCTGTACGGGGAGCTTTTTCTTTGCTATGATAGAGTCAAACAAGGAAACAAAAATGAAATCAAAGTATTCCAAGAACACCAACTCCCTCGCCCAAGCCATCCTTGAGCAAAAAGACCCTGTTAAACGATGGCGAATGGTTCATGACTTACTCGCATTACAGAATAAAAAAGCCCGCAAAGAGCAGAAGCAACAGGCTAAGGCGATGGCTGATATCCGAAAAGCTAAACTCTATAATACCCGCAAGGCTCGTAAGGGGCAGCTCCGCTTCGGTGTCTCTATCCCCAATATAACGTGGCAAGCACTGGTGGAAACTGATATCCTAGTAGATGGAACGAGCGTCCTGAAAGACCCAAAGAAGGACGAGTACCAAGACAAAAAAGCAACTAACAAAATCGTTCGGGATTTGGCACAAGCATTCCCCGAATACAAAGCGAGTGAATAATGAATGTAATCAACCAAGTCGATGTCCTGACCGCACTCAACAACCTAATGGGACGTCGAGTTTTGCCTGGTGGCGTCCAAGACGACCTCAAGCGTTACTGCCAAGAAGGTTTCAAATACTGCTGGCGTTATTACAAGTGGGGCTTCTCACTCTCCTCTGACACACTAGTCGACGATGGCAACGGAAACTTCTTCCTCCCAGAAGACTTTGACTACGAAGGCTATCGCAAGTTTATAGATTTAACAGAGGTACCTCTCGAAGAAATACTGACTACTACCTCTACCACCGTAGTGGCACTTGAGTGGGATACCACCGAGAATCGCTACAAACTCAACCCAGGCTCCGCAGCACAAGTCGTGTACCAAAGAACGCCTCCCACGTTAGGTACCGACGCTGCGGGGTCAGCTCCATTCCCATCTGCCCAAGTTGTCGGGCTGGCTGCGTCTATCTATGCGAAACAGGCTGAGAACCCAACCCGAGCTGATATCACCCAGGAGTGGGACGTGCTTCACTCCGAGTTAGACCGTCTTGTCGGGCGAGCTGACGTCGCAAAGGGTCGCTCAAGTGTGAGAAACTTCCATGACAAGATGGGTACCTACCCAGGAAATGTAGGATAAAGCCATGCAACAGTGGCAGCGACAACCTTACGCTCGCATCCGTCAAGGTGGTGCTGATGCTCCGTATAAAGAGATACGGGTTATTAACCCAGCCCGTGGACTCAATCTTTTAATCGCAGATATTTTGGCTAATGATAAAGAAGCCACTCAAGGTAGCAAGAACATCGAGTACGTCGAAGGTGGTGCAGCTCGCAAACGGATGGGCTACACCCTAGTTGGTGACGGGGCACCTCTCGCAACCGCTCCAAGGGGTCTAGGCTCATTTATATCCGAAGCTGACAACTATCCAATCACCTGTGATGGTGACACACTCAAGAAGTTATCTGGTGGCTCGTGGTCAGCTCTATCAGGGGTGACGCTAGATGCTACCGCTAATATCTCAATGACTTCTATGTTCGAGAAAACATACGCATGGGACGGTGTGAGTGGTGGAGTTGTCTTTAATGGTACTACCGTAACTCGCCCAGGGACAATGCCAAAAGCCAAGTTTTCAGTGGTTTATAAAGGCTTCCATGTTGCATCAGGGGTAGATGGGCAACCATTCCGTCTATACTTCTCAGCTCTTACTAACACATCAGTCTTCACCAACAACACCGTACCAGGGGCTGGTGACGTCGGTGTTAATGATGCCACCCAAGTGCCAGGAGCCACCGTCTTCTCTGGCACGGATACCACCGTCCAGGCGGTAGATATTAATAAGAGTGATGGTCAGAGCGTCGTGGGACTCGGTTTCTTCCAGGACGTTCTGATTGTTTTCAAGGAAAACTCAATCTACCAATTATACTTTAATGAGACTGGTGGCTTCGTAGTCGAGCGTATCTCTAGCTCATACGGTGCAGTTTGCCACGGGGCAATCGCCTCTGTTGAAAACGACTGTTACTTCCTCACAGATAAGGGTGTCTATGTTCTTGGTAACGAGCCGAACTACTACGCCAGCATCCGTACTAACGAACTTAGTTCTCGTGTTAAAACCCTACTACAGAGGATTAACCCATCTCAGTATGAAAGGTGTCGAGGCTATTACACAGATGACCGCTACTTCTTGTCTGTCCCACTTGATACGAGTGAGACATGTAACGCAATGATTGTATATGACCGTCGGTTCTATGCTTGGGCTTACTGGACAAATGTGTCTGCTAACGACATGCTGGTGTTCAAAGATAAAGATGGAGATGGAGCCAAACACTTCTACTTTGCTGATTATGACTCAGCTAACGTGCAGGAGTTCATCCCTGGCACATACTCAGATAATGGTGTCGGTATTGATGCGGTATTCATTACTCGAGCTTTTGAGGGTAAGGTGGTTGACCGTGAGAAGTACTGGTATGTACTCCGTCCTATATTCCGCCTGACAACAGGGGCAGTCCAGGTCTCATATATCACTGAGAACGGAACCGAGGGACAACCAGTCTCGATTAACCCAGCAGCTGTTGGTGGTCTTGGCGTTGACCAGTTTGGTGCTCTACTACTTGGGACGTCACAACAGGACACTTATACCGATTCTGACTTGGGGCTTCCTGGCTCAACAGGGGCTACTGAGTCATCCGAAACTGACTACACCCATACCGTCTATGATGTCGGGGTAAACCTTGATTCACGCACCCTAAAGGTCAAGTTTGAGAACAGTGGTGTTGATGAAACCTTCACCTTGCTTGGTTGGGCTATTCTCTACCAAGAAAAAGACCACGCCAGATTCGATGGAGCGTATACGGTTAGATAAAAGAAGTGTTATACTGGGCATATAATCCATAGATTAAAAACAAAAAGGAGAATAAAATGGCACAATACTGGATAGGACAGGACGGCAACGTCTGGCTCGCTAATAACAATGGCGGTGTTGAAAACATGGGCAAGCCCCTTCAGAAACTCGCAGGAGGTATTGAGGCTCAATACGGCTCTATCGTTGCTGATGAGATTGCAGACCCAAACCCAGGTAACGGTTCCACGACAACTACGACAACAAAAAGTTCTGAAGAAGATGACGCCAAAGCGAAAGAAGCAGCTGAACGTGCTGCTCTCAGGGGCGAAATCGGTGGCTACCAAGATGACATCAACTCATTATATGAACAGCTATTCTCTGACCTTGACTCCCTAGTTAAAACTCGCAAAGACGAGCTTGAGGGTCAGTATGGCGAACAGCTCGAAAAAGCTGGTAGCCAGTATGCAAAAGCTCTTCCTGAAATCCAACGAAGTTACGCTGCTCTCGGGGCTCAGGACTCGACGAATAACACTTACGCCAAGCTTGACGCAAAGGCTGGCTTTGAGGATACCACTAAGACTATCGGTAAGAACAAGTCAGACGATGAAGCTGCTCTTGGTAAATACGCCAAGACAACAAAAACAAAGTTCCAAACTGACAAAGACTCAGCCACTCGAGAAATTGGACGAGCTGGACAGACCGAAGATGTTAATGCACTTCGTAGTATGCGAGGTAGCTTAGAGGACAACCTATCAACTGGTCGGAACGCTCGAACTGAGCTTGGCACTGACGGCAGTGCTCGCAAGGAACTTTCCGCCATAACATCTGATAAGGGTCGCTACGAGGCTGCCATCGGTGCTCTCGACTCCATCATTAACAGTTCGATGAGTGGCTCAGTTAAACAGGCTGCTGTTAAAGCAGTAACAGATAGTGCTGGTCTATCCGACGAAGAGAAGAAAAAAGTCGACCAACAGTATGGCGACGTATACTCAGAGCAAGCAGCTCTGTAAGGAGCTGAAATGGATTTCTTTAGAAAAGCAACAAACTGGTTCAAAGGGGCATTCAACGGTAACGACGACGAAGAGAAAAAGCGTCGTGAAGCTGAGGCTCGTGCTCGTGCTGCCCAGCAAAACCAACAGAATAAACTAAGGGTTGACCGCCCACAACCTACGCAAAAACTCATTGTTGATGAGCCAAAGAAGAACCCACAAATCACATCTGTTAATCAGCTGTTCAAACCCAAGCAGCCAGTTCAGGCACCAGTAAAAGCCCCGCCCCCACTGACCAATAACAACAAGGCACAAGAGCTACTCCAGCTCCAGCAGAAGCACATGGCTGCTGCTTTGGAAGAAGAGAAGAGTCGTACCTCGAGATTCGATAGGCAATTCACTGACCGTAACTGGAATAAGCGAGCTGAAGCAACTGCTATCAGCCGTGCTACTCGTGAGTTCCAGGAAAAGTATGGCTGGAATAATGACGAAGTAGTTAAAGCATTCCAGGAACGTGCCAGGGGTAAGATAGATGAAGCGACTGAAGGTGGCTCAAGCCAGTGGGTAGCTCCAGTTCTATCAGCTGCTCGTGTCGGTACGGGTGTTGTACAGGGTGCTTCTGGTCTTTATGACCTGGCATCTAAGGGTGAAGGCACTAACCGTTTTACCAAAGCAGCAAACAAAAAGGCAGAAGAGCAGGACAAACTGGCTAAGGATATGGGCGTCGAGCCAGCCTATAAGGTTGGTAACATCGTCGGTGAGGTTGCATCTTACTTCATTCCTTCTACTATTGCAGCTAAGGCTGCCAGCAAGTTCCCAAAAGGGGCAAAGCTGACAGATGATATTGTCGAAAAGGTGGCAAAACTCGCTGATAACTCAGGGGATGCCAACAAGATACGCAAGTTCCTAGCTGACCGTATGCGAAAGAACTTCACTCTGGCAGAAGCTCTGGAGGAGTCTCTTATTACTGGTCGGTACATGGGGCAGAACACCGCTCGTGGTGGTGACACATCTGTATCCTCAGTTGCTACAGACTTGGTAGCTGGTATCGGGGGTGGTCTACTATTCCCTGGTGGTCGCAAGGCTCTCAAGAACCTTGATGATATTGACCCCGTTGACGAGGTTGTTGGCGGTGGTGCATCTGCTACAGCTGGTGCTATCGAAGACCGCCTGACCCGTAGCGTTGATGATATTGTTGATACCACTGAGAAAAAAGGAGTGCGTAACGCAACAGAGGACGAGTTAAAAGCTATTGTTGATGATGTAGAACGCCCAGCTATTGACCGTAAGCCAGCATCCGATGAGCTCAAGCGTCGAGCTGAACAAGCAGCAACTGATGCTAGAACCCCAAACCAAGAACAAACTGCTCTGCAACACAAGCAGGATATTGATAATGTTATTAAAAAAGCTGACGAGAACTTCGAGCAGTACGTCCAAAGTAACCCACAACTTACTCCAGCCCAGATAGAGGCTGAGAGAACTAAGCTCAAACAAGTCACAGAGAAGCTCATAGAAGACCTGCAAAAGAGTCGGCAAGCTGTTATTGGCGTAGTTGATGACCAAGCTGAACAAGCTGCTGAAACCGTAGCTAAACAGGCTGAGATTAACGCTCAGGTTGCTGATGAGGCTGCTGCTCGCACATCTCCTGCCCCAGAAGATGTTGTCCAGGCTACCCCCGCTCCGAATAGCCCAGAGGTAGATGCCAATAACCCATACAAGACTGGCGAAGATGTCTTATTCAATGATGCTCCAAAGTTTGAGGAGCGTAAGGGGCTTAACTGGTTCCAGAAGTTATCGCCAGACCGAGTTATCCGTGAGAACATCACGAGACCAATCGCTAGTAAACTCGATGAAGGCGTTGCAGCACTCCAGCGTTCAGATAGCAAACTCGGTAGAGGTCTTGGTCGCTTCTTTACTGGTGCCTCACGAGAAGCTGGTGTTGATGCAGCCACGCAAACTGCTCGCATGAAACTCCGTGGCGGTGTCGAGACTGGGAAAATCTACCGTGAGTCTATCGCTGACCTATCCAAGAACATGAAGAAGGAGTCAACCCAAAAGGTCTGGGCGTCACTTGACCCAGAGCAAGCTGCTCGTCTAGGTATTGACCCAGGTACCCTAACACCAGAAGAGCTGGCTTTGCAGGGTAAACTCAAGACCTTGATAGACGAAACAACCCAAGAGAACCTTCGACGTGGGCTCATTACCCCAGAACAAGCAGCCGAAGGCTCATATATTAAGCGAGCTTACACTGTGTTTGATGGCAACACCGATGCTGCTAAGTTTGAGCAAGGCTTCCGAGCTGAGTTGCTTGGACAATATAAGGGGCGTAAGCAGGTCTCTGATGAGATGGTACAAGAGGCTATCACTGACCCAACCTACTTGGTTGGCAAGAAGTCAGCTGAGTCTCAAGCTGTCTGGGCTATGCAAGACTACGGCAACTACCTTAATTCATCCAAGATAGCTATTGATACACCAAACCCTGGCTATACTCAATTACCAGATACCGCAGTCTTTGGTGAAGCTCGTGGCAAGTGGATACCACGAAACCTGGCAGAAGACTTTACTGGCTTCCAGTACAACAACGCTATGGTTTCAGCGATGAACGATGTGATTACCACCTATGACCGCTGGGGTATCCGCCAGGCTAAAAAGGAACTGTTGACTATCTTTAACCCAGCTGTTCGCTTAGGAAACCAGGTGACTAACCGTGGTATCTTCTCGCAACTCAATGGTATTAACCCCGTCCAGTTTAATAATGCCTATTACAAGGCAGCCGATGAGATTGCTAATAATGGTCAGCTATACCGAGAAGCAGCCGAACAGGGGCTTACGGGGGTAGATATTACCCAAGCTGAGTTCTTTGCTAAAAGGATTAACGATACTACTGGTGACAAGAATATAGCCCGTAAAGCAGCTGACTGGGCGAAGAAAAGCTATGCTGGGGCAGATGACCAGGCTCGAGTTGCTGCATATATGGTGCACCGCCAACGAGGATACTCTGCCGAAGAAGCAGCTCGACTAGTCCAACGTGGCTTCCAGGATTACAAATCTGTTGGCTTCTTCTATGACATGGCTGCAAAGACACCACTCATAGGTAACGCTTTCGTAAGGTTTGTGGCTGACTCAGTTCGTATTGCCAAGAATGCTGGTATCGACCACCCACTCCGCACAGCTGGTACGGTTGCCCTATGGTCTACCTTCGTTAATGGTATGAGTGTTGCCTCTGGTGAAAGCGAACTCCAGGGTGAAGATAATGCTACAAAGGCATTTAATCTTGCTACAGGTAAGAGTAAATCAGACAAACAGAAGCAGCGTGAGTCTCGCTTCGGTGCCCCTAAACTCCCATTTACAGATATATCTACGGCTGTGCAAACCCCATACGGTGAGATTAACGTCGCTCGTTTCATGCCGTGGTACCAACTCAGTAGCATCAATGACGAGGGTGCTGCTAGTGTCTCGAAGTTCCTACCGTTTAACCAGAGCCCTGTCAAAATCGAGGACGGTAAGCTGGATATTAATGCAGCTGGGTTTAATGACCCATTGCTTGGACAACTCGTCCAGCTTGGTGTTGACCAAGACTTCCGTGGTAAATCTATCCGTGACCCAGGTAATGAGGATGGCAAGTTCCGCAGAGACCCACTGAGTAATGAAGACCAACTAAAGAATGTTGCTCGATTCTTTGCCGTAAACAACCTCCCGCTTGGCAAAGAAGCTGACCAGACAATATCTGCTTACGGTACCACTGGCTTACCAGGCAACCAACGGGCTGAAGATTTAACTGGGAACAAGGATATCTATGGCAAGGAACGTAATATCTGGCAAGCTATGGCTCGTAACGCTGGATTCAAGGTGGAGCAGTATGGCGACCCACAACTCAAGCGTCAGGCAAGTATGAATAAATACCACGAAGAGAAAGCTCAGATTGATAAAGAGCTCGAAGGTATGTCACCAGATGCCCAGGAAGCTTACAAACGGCTTACTGGCTACGATAAACTCCGTGAGACTGTCCAGAATGAGTTTGACCCTTCTACTGATAGATTCAAGAAAGCCCCAGTCTATGACTTCTCAGAGGATAAATGGAAGGAATATGCTGCTCACCCAGAGATTTACCGACTTATGGTAGAGAAGAAACAACGTGAGAATCAGCCAGATGAGAATGGCAAACGCAAGCCAATCCAGCCAGAGTTTGACCAAAGACTCAGCGAGTCCTTCCGTAAGCAACTCCTCCAGAACAAGATGGTTGCCCCTGGTGATGATGCCGAACTCGACCAAAGAATGTATAGCTCATCAGAGTGGGACTACTACCAAACACTCAAAGACCAATACAAAGCTGAGGCAGATAAATACTTCCCAGAGAGTGACTCTAAAGATGAATATGTCGATGAGTTGGTTGTCCACCAAGATGCCAAGTTCCCAAAGAAACCAGAGATACTCAAGAAGTGGGGAGCTGCCTACGGTGCCTACACACAGGGTAAGGCTGCCGAGAAGCCTGAGTTTACTGACCAGATAAAAGCTGCCAAAGAAGCATATAATAAGCAAACCTTCGACTGGACAAATAAAGAACGTGCAGCTCGTGGCTTACCTGCTATCGTATGGGATATGTGGAATAACCCAACCTTCGGTTATGACGAAACCCCCTCTGGTTCTGGCTATGGCTTCGGCTTCGGTGGCGGTGGCGGTGGGGGACGCACCTACGATACAAATAACATGGGTAATCTGACTAACCTGACCGCTGGTGTTGAGGGCTACAAGCCAATTAACCCCGCTGATATGCCCAATCTTGCCCAGCTATTCCAACGCCTACAAGCAGGTAGTGGAGGCAGCCGTAAAAAACCAACAATAGGAGCTGCTAGTAGAGGACAAGGATAGCTGCTACAATAGTAAAAAAGGAACACAAAAATGGCTTACGAAAACTTCTACGCAACAAGACTTTACACAGACATCGGTGCCTCTGACACCACAATAACCCTAGAGACAGCTCCATCTGTCACCGAGGGTAGGCTGGTACTCGAGGCTCGTAACTCAACAAAGCGAGAAATCATCTCCTTTACTGGTGTGTCTGGCAATGACATCACAGGGGTAACTCGTGGAGTTGGTGGCACGAACGCAACAACTCACACCCAAAACTCACTCGTTGAGATGAACGTCACCGCTGAAGACCTGACGGATGCACTCAACGTACCAGACGATATCATCACTCGCTTTAATGAAACTGTATCAGACCACATCGCATCTGGGCTCATCTGGTCAGACGACACTGGGCTCACCGCAGACATGTCAGCTGGGGTTGCTTACATCAATGGTATCCGCCTCCCTGTTGACGCTGTTTCCAACCGTGCATTTACTGCCTCTAAAGACACCTATGTTGACCTGGGGGATAATGGCGTATTGGATTATAACGAAGTTGCTAACGGTGCTGGTGCTCCTGCACTCGCTGCTAGTCATATCCGACTCGCTCGAGTTGTGACGAGTGCAACTGATACCACCTCTGTTACAAACTATGGTGCTCCCGCCTCACTCAAAAAAGCAGACGGCTGGCAAGGTGGTCTCCCAACCCCAGATACCGTTACCTACAACGGCAACCGTTCCTACAACCTCGTATTCAATGGGACAGACCTTACAGACACCGTGTCTAACGGCATGAGGCTTCGTGCTACCCGTACAGTAACCCCCCCTACTCAATGTACTGACCTTGAAGCTTCTTCTTCACAGTATTGGTCTAAGACTTCTCCAGCAGGGACTACGTTTACGGATGACTTCTGTGTAGGGGCGTGGATTAATTTGGAGAGTTATACTGGTGCGTCGCAAGTGATTATATCCCGCTACAATGGTACAAGTGGTTGGCTGCTTTATATTAACTCATCGGGTCAGGTGCTTTTACAGGGCAATAATGCGTCAGGGTCAAACTACAGTAGGGTAGTGTCATACCAATCTATACCACTCAATAAGTGGGTTCATGTAGCTGCCCAGTTAGATATGTCTGCCTTTACCTCAACTACTACTACTTCTTATATAATGATAGATGGCGTGGGTGTGCCTGCATCAGTAGAGCGAGCTGGCACTAACCCTACAGCTCTCGTTCAAGCAGGGAACCTAGAGGTTGGTTCTTATGGTTCTGGTACTGCAGCTTTTGACGGCAAAATCGCTCAAGCATGGTACTCATCAGCTAAAATCACTCAAGCAAACATAGTTACTTTCATATCTCAGGGCATGACAGGCTCAGAAACCTCAATCGTATCTCACTTCGACTTTAACGGTGACGGCAACGACAACAACGCCAACGCCAACAACCTCACCGCACAAGCATCTGCTGGCTTTACTACTGACTCACCATTCAACTCTACAGAATACGGCATCATCACCGCTAACTCATTCTCTACTGACACTACTCTTACCGTCCAAGTACCAGAAGGGTACGCTATCCCGAAAAGTGGTGGGGTGAGTGCGGTTGCTTACTCGACACAACAAACTCCGTATGGATTTCCAGCAGATAAGGGTAAGTGGGAAATCATTATGCTAGGAAAGACAACTACTTCCACCGCAAGCACATCATTGGCCACGCTCAATAGGAGACTGACCGTCCCTATCGGTAGCTGGAGTCTATGCCTATTTTCCGTTGAAATGCTGCTTAGCATAGGGGCAGCTACGGGTAGGCTCGGCAAAGTCACCCTATCATCAGATGGCACTACGGAAACAAACCCAGAGACGACAGTGTCTTTAAGCACAAATGTGACAACTTCGGGAAACCTCTCTCAATCAATTATGTCCGAGAAAGCTGTTTTGCTTACCTCAGCCACTTCATACACGCTCATGGGTCTCGTCGGTAACGCCTCAAACGCTATATCCCTAGGCACTAACAACTTGGTCGAGCTTCACTATATAAAAGCACGGTTCACTTACGTCTAAGGAATGATATGGAAGAATCTGAAGCAGTAAAAATTAAAGGGTTAGAAATCCAAATGGTCAACAATACCAAGAAACTAGATGATATTGACAAAAAACTTGACCGTAATTTCGAAGCCTTCACAAAACGGATTGAACAGATAGAGCGTGAAAAAGTATCTAGTATTGAGCTTGACCAACGCCTAAATACTATCATCACTGATAAAATCACCGTGCTTGAGATTGAGGTAGAAGCTTTCAAAAAGAAGCTTACCGTTACCCCAGTTGTTACATTTATTTGTGGTGCCATTGTTGCACCGTTGCTTCTATATCTAATCGTTGAGTATTTTAAAACTCACTAAGGAGAAAGTATGAAATCACCAACTTACGGACGAGTCTCACAAGGCTTCTGGACGCTACACAAGGCTGTAGACGTTGTAAACCAACTAGGAACACCAATCGTTGCACCTGTGGCTGGAAAGGTCACACACGTTGGTCAAATGGGGTCTGGCGTATCAAACGCTGGCAACGTAGTACAAATCGGCAATCCTGCTGGTGACGCACACCGTCTCTGCCACCTCAACTCTGCAATCGTCAAAGTCGGTCAGACAGTCAAAGAGGGGCAGATAGTCGGATATATGGGCTATACGGGCTTCACGATACCTGCTGGCATCAGAGGAACCCACCTCCACTGGGTTATGTTCAAGGGCGGTGTACGAGTAGACCCACGCAAGTACGTCACTATTCCAGCTACCAAGCCAGTTGCACCTAAACCTGTAGCTATCTACCACACTGTCGTAAACAAAGACACCATGACCTCTATTGCCAAGAAATACGGCACAACACTCCCTAAACTCAAATCG